CATCGCCCCATCCCTTTTGGCGACCTCCACCCCAAAGTCGGTTGGTGGTGATCTCTTCGGTGGTGCCCCAAGTTCCTCGACCTCCCGTTTCTACCCCCTCCGCTTCAACTTCTGTGAGAACTGGCAGTCGGCACTCCCCCTCATTGGTCTCCAGTACCACGATGTTGAACTTCGCATCACGTGGGGTTCCGCAGCGGCGGATGACAAGTGGGACATCTACGCGAACTATGCGTACCTCGACACCCAGGAACGTGAAGTCTTTGCGTCCCAGCCACAAAATATGATCATTACCCAAGTCCAAAAGGCGATTGCCTCGGGCTCAAAGATCCAAGAACTCAACTTCAACCACCCAGTGAAGTACTTGGCTGCGGGTGATGCGACCAATGTCACTATGTTGAGCACCTCAGGTAACAAGCTCAAGCTCCAAATCAACGGTACCGATGTTGCGGACTTCAAGTTTGCGAACCCCAACTTCACCAGTGTGCCCCTCTATTACCACACCTCCAATGGTAACGCGACCTTGGGTACCAAGTTGTTCGTCTACCCATTCTGCTTGGACACGGGTAAGCTCCAGCCCACAGGTACCCTCAACTTCTCTCGTCTCGACTCTGCCCGTATTATTAACGACACCGCCAACTCCGACAAGGACATCTACGCGGTCAACTATAACGTTCTCCGCATTGAGAACGGTATGGGTGGACTTTTATATTCTAACTAATTAATAAAACCAATGTGGAACGTAGTTTTCCTCCTCGCCATCGTTTTTGTATTGACGTACGATCCCAAATCCAGGACGCTTGAAAAGTATGTTGGACTCCCAACACCCTCAACCCAAAAGTCCTGTGAACCTACGCATTACGAAGCCGTCCAGTTTGCCCAAACGCCATATGAATGTCCACCATCAGGAAGAGCACATATGGGGGTTCTTACTTAAAAAGAAGGGTCTCTCTTAGACTATAATGATTCCAATGGACCGTGAAACCCTCATGATGATTGCCACTATTGTGGCAATCGCTGGTGTTATCTTCCTTTTTAAGGAAATGAATAAGGCGAAACAAGATGTTGAAAATCTTAAGAACTTCTCAGCCCACTTGGTACAACGTTTGAGTGTACCAGAGTCTGTGCCAGAACCCGCGAAAGAACCCGAAGTTGTCGAAGAAAAAGAGGAAGAATAAACATATCCAAGTATTATAACTTGCGAATGCGCAATGAAAAAATACAAAGCTATAGCGATACCGGTCAGCTTTGCTGACGATAAGCCTAAATTCCTCACAGTGAGGGATCGTCGTTTCAAGGATTGGATTTTTGTTACAGGGGGGTGTCGACGACGGGAGATATTCAATCCTCTTCGTTGTGCTCTTAGGGAACTGGAGGAAGAGACCCGTGGTGTGGTTGCCCTCAAGACTGGTGAGTATACAGAGTTCAAGTTTGTTGTGAAGGAAAGTCCCACTGTGGACTTGGAATACAATGTATTCATCTTTTTTGTTGATTACAATCGTTCACAACAACAGGCGCTTGTTAAAAAATTTTATGAAGAAAAACAGAAAACAAACCTTAAAAAGATCAATAAACAACCAATAAAGAAAACATATGATGAAAATGATTATATGAGTTTTGACACGATTGAGGAGTTCAATACACGTAAGCAATGGAAACGTATTGTTGATAATATCATCAAGAATCCAGAGTTTTACTCGTGTGTGACTTCTCTCAATAGAAAAACATTCTCTATAAAGTAGAATGAAGTCAAAGTCTTACATTTTAATGCAGATTGGGGACCTCCTCAGAACAAATAGAGGTCTCTGTGACGAAGAAGTTGAGGAATGGGTAAAAGAAAACGAAGCGAAGACGGTCTATGAGCTCCTCGTCATCAAGAAGGAGCTCTCTGAAAGTAAAGAATACACCGATGTTTCATTCATGAGGTGGTTTAGAGGTTAGACGCAATATACAGGTATGTTTAAAAGGTGGTGCGCCCAACAAAATTTTAATAAAGCAACCAAATCCAATGTATCACATGTGCTCATGGATGGGGGAACCCTCACCGTGCCATTTGATAGATTGAATGAGTTCCATGAAAAGTATATAGAGGCTGTTCGTTCCGGTGAAAAACTATTTGTCGTCGAACAGAAGAGTCCAAATTATAACTTTTTTGTAGATATTGATTACAAAGATGATAGATCCCTAACAATTGAGGAGATTCAAGATATTTGTAAGGTTATTTGTGACAAAGTGAAGCGTCATGGGGGAAAGGAGTGTCTCATCTCCGTATCTCCACCCAAAAAGGTTGGTGATCTCACAAAGACGGGGATACACCTCAATTGGTCTGGTTTTGTTGTAGATCAGGCATCAGCTCTCGCGCTCAGGGAACATATCCTTGTGGCACTCTCAAGGGCTAAAGGTCGTGTAGATTGGAATGAAATCATAGATTCATCGGTATATGGCGATCTTCATAGGAAAACTAAGGGGAGTGGTCTTCGTATGCCATGGTCTTATAAAATGGCTAAACACCCCACGTGTAGGGGTGGGGGGTGTCAAGAATGTAATGGAACGGGGAGGGTAATACAATTGGCATATCTTCCCCTATTTATGTACAAACATGGACCCTTGAGTACTTTGATTAAAGTTGATCAACAGCCAGATGTTGATATGCTTAAGATGTGTTCTGTCAGGACTGATGAGACGCAGCACATCACTGTAGAACCACCATCTACAGCGATTAAGGAGGGTTCATTTTCAACGGCACAAACAAAAGATGAAATTCAAAATGACGAACTGAGGGGTCTCATTGAGGAGTTTGTACAGAAACACATGGAAGGACAGGGGGGTGCCACAATCACAAAACTCTTCAAACACAAGGAGACGTATCTTGTCTCGACAAACTCAAAGTATTGTGAAAATCTCAAGAGACCTCATAGTTCCAATCATATCTGGTTTCATATCAGTGGAATCGTGATAGCCCAAAAGTGTTTCTGTCGTTGTGAAACAATTAGGGGTCGTCGCGATGGGTTTTGTAAAGACTTTTATGGTCGTAAGCACATTCTTCCACCCCAAGTGGTTGAAAAGTTGTATCCCAAGAAGGAGGAACTCAAAAAGTGTCCAGAAATCAAAAAGTTTGTGGAAAAGCCTCAGATTAAACAGAGTGATGTGAAGCCACATTTGGAATCATTCTTGAAGGTGTGTATGAAGTGTCCGGAAGATACACACGTCGTTAAGATTACCAGGGAGAAGAATGATTTTATAGTCCTCACAACGTCCAGTTATTGTGAAACCATCAAGGGTGAGCATCCAGATTCCACGATGTCATACCTTATAAAAAAGAGTAAAATCACTCAAAAATGCCCTGTTTGTAAAAAGAATAATGCCAGAACGCATATATTAAATTCAAACGTTGTTTCTGGATTATATCCAAAAGGTACTTAAAAAATAACAGTCAATAGTTATTTAATGGTGCAAACCACGACACGTTCGGGAAGGCAGATAAAGAAACCAGAGACCTACGTACCAGATGAGATTTGTGAGGATGACTACGCATCGGATGACCACGATTCCGATTTTGATTCAGATATAGATACAGAAGATGAAGTGTATTCGGATGACGGGAGTGAATGCGACGATGACGATGATTGTGAAAGTCTCGATGATTTTATTGTAGATGATGAAGAAGAGAGTGAGGAAGAAGACGCTTAAAAAAAACAATAGATATATTAAAAATGGAGACTGATATAGGAAATCCAATTGATTACGATCCTACAATCGATTCATTACACGACGATAAGAATGAAGATAGTACACCAATACACGACGATCAACAACAATACTATTTTCATCCTCAAGACATGATGTATCCACAACATCAACAGTTCCAACAACCTGGGAATAACGATTTTTTATCGGGCGTGGAAAAATCCACATGGATTATAGCTTTTGCCGTCTTCTTACTCGGCTTTTTCATGGGGAAAACCATGCAACCAGTGATCCTCAGGTACGCTTGAGTGTCCAACAAATGTCCCAATATCTCCATATTTTGGAGGTATGAAATTATCAACGAATGGACCTCTATATGTATCCTCTATAAAACCATCCGTTGTACTTGCTTTTATTTTGTTCTTTGAAACCGTCTTTAACTCGGGCTCAAAAAACAAAACAAAGAATGCGCTTGTCAAAATGATTGTAAGAAGTACTTTTATCATTTTGTTATATTATACGAGTTTATTTTAAAATTATGCTGAGGAAACTTCTGGTTCACCCTCACCCTCACCACTTTCTTCGATCTTCGCATCCGTAGAGCTTTCCTGTTCTTCGCGCTTCTTGCGTCGTTCCTCAATCTCAGCAGCAACGATGGCATCGGCTTCCTTGATGAGATCTTCCATGGGAGCGTCAGGTTTTTCCTTCTTGAGGCGTTCCAAAACTTCAGCTGGGTGGGGAATGGGGGCTTCGTCGGGCTTGGTGTAGAAGCGAGAGTTTTCATCACCTGGTGAGATGTAATCCTTCACTTCTGTCATAGCCTGCTTTCTTTCGTTAAACAATCGAGCCGCTTGTGCTTGATTTTCCTTGTATCCCGTCATGATCTCCGCAAGCTTTTCATTTTGATAGTGAACATCTTCAATCATAGTTGGATCTGGTGGAATGAGAAGCCACTTGTACATGTCAACAACATAGATATCAAAGGTTGGGTCTTCCTTTTGAAGACGCTTGGCGTGAGACGCCGCTTCATCACGTGTAGAGAAGGCGCCACGGATCTTGATTCCAAACTTATCATTCTTTTGTGGGGCTTCGGGACCAATAACGGACAAACATGCGAAAAGTTGACCTGGCACAGTGGTGTAATCTTGTTCAAGAGACATTATGTAGTATATTAGTGATAAAACTTTAAGCCAACTTAAAAGAGTGCTTCACTTAGTTTATAAATGCACCAGTTTTGGGACAAGCAACCCGTACCCCACAATGGAACGCACAAAGTTGGTGAAATTGAGGAAGAGAGAAAGAGTCACACAGAACCCCTGAAACTTCCAGATGATTTTGTATGGGCAGAGTTTTCATTTGAAGTTATACACACATTTGTAAAAGAACACTATGTGAGTGACGATACATTTAAACTTGAATATGATTTTTCTACAATGCGATGGGCAAGTGAGGCATCTGGGTATGAACATATATGTATCGCCCATGCAAAAACTGGGGAACTTGTGGGATATATATCAAGTGTCCCATCTAAAGTTAGAGTTGTTGGGGATATTTTGAATATGGTTGATATTAACTTTCTGTGTGTACACCCAACATATAGAAATAATCGTCTCGCACCCATACTTATTAGTGAAGCCAAGAGACGAGCGAATACAAATAATATATGGCAAGCTGTATACACCGCGGTGACAAAGATACCAACCCCAATCACAAAGTCTCATTACTGGCATCGTTTTCTTGATGTAAAACATTTAATCAAATCTGGATTTTACCAAACAAATCGTCCACGTGAAAAGTACTTTGAAATTCAAGGACGTTCAATGTTTAGAAAGATGACATCAAAGGATGTACCAAAAGTTACAAAAATACTTAAGACATACTTTGAAAAATTTAAGATTGCTCCAGTCATCAATGAAAAGTGGGTAAGATATTGGATACTTCCAATTCACGCATACGTTAATGATGAAAGTGATGATTTCATTTCATTTTATGAAATACCATATGAACGCGCCGATGGTTCACACACTGTGAAACAGGTCTATTCATATTATATGGTTGGGGATGTATACAATGACGCCTTCATACTTGCGAGAAATAAGGGGTATCACGTATTTAACACTCTCGATATAGGACAAAAAGATGAATATATTGAAAAGTTCAAGTTTATGAAAGGTACGGGACATATTTACTATTACTTATTTAACTGGGGACTTCGTGAGGACATAAAAAAGGAAGATGTACAACTTAAGTTGCCTTAAAAGAATGAATGTTTTATAAAACATGGAAGAGATCCGTAAAAACCACAACAATGCCAAGAGGGAACTCATACAGTCTGTGACCCAAGAAGGTAATCACATTTTAGATGTGGGTTGTGGTTTTGGTGGTGATCTTCAAAAGTGGCATAAATGTGGCGCAAATATGAGTATGTGTGACCCAGAGCCAACAGCTCTCGTGGAGGCTCGTTCCCGCGCAAAGAACATGCATATGAGGGTAAACTTTTATGAAGGTGACATACACCAATGCCCAAATAGAAAGTTTGACATTGTATGTTACAACTTTTCACTTCATTATATTTTTGAAACGAGGGATAAGTTTTTTAGTTCAATTAGGGAAATAAAAAAGAGAATGAAACCTGGTGGAAGACTTGTCGGTATTATACCAGATTCAGAAAAGATCATTTTTAGGACACCTCTCAGGGATGATATGGGTAACTTCTTTCTTATGAAGACCCATGGTAATGGTGGGTATGGTGAAAAACTGTTTGTAAACTTGGCGGATACCCCATTTTACGCAGATGGCCCCAAATCCGAACCAATAGCTTATAAAGATCTTCTTGTGACACATCTGGAAGATATAGGTTTCACATTAGAACTTTGGGAAGGTCTCACAGGCAATCCAATATCAGAGTTGTATAGTAAATTTATCTTTGTATATAAGAGATGATCGCATTCATTCTATTGATCCTCGTCAATCTATGGATACTCTCCCAGA